AATAATTAATAATAGGGATTAGGAGTGGATAGACTCCAGCCGCCGGCAGCTTTGCCGGCTTTTTTGGCGGCTCCTAATTTACCACCTAAATAAAATGTACCAACAGCATTACCTACGGGTCCAAGAATGTCTTTAAGAAGTTCCATTATGTTGTAATACGTAGGATTATTCTTCCAAGACGATTTTTCACGATCTTTAAAGACTTCGGACATTTGTGCAGCAATGCGGGCGGCATTAGATTCATACCGAGCCTGAGTAGCTTTAGACATACCAGCTTGCCAGGCATTATTATAAAAGCCGTTATAATAAGCAGCATTAGCACGATACTCAGCAGCCAAAGCTCTAAACTGATAATTAGCCAATCTATCGGCCATCTTATTACTAAGCTTCTGACCAACAGCCTGAGCCTCGAGGAGAGCCTGCTGTTTGATCTGGGTCTTTACCTGAGCATCTGAAAGCTTACCGGCCTTATATTGAGCAAAGGCATTGGCTGTTTTCAAGAAGAATTCAGCTTGCTGCTGAGCGGGCATAAATTTATTGACTATTCTCTGACCTTCAGCTTGAAGTCCAAGAAGAGCACCTTGAGCAAGAGCTACTTTAATATCCGTTTCAGCCGAGAGGTTTTCCAAACGTTTTTTACGCAGATCGATTCCAAGCAAGTTGTGTGCTTCATTCTGTCGACCTAGTTTATACGCATCGGTAAGCCATTCAGAATTACCTCCAATCTTCGACATAATATCAGCTTTCATCAAATCATCTCCATAAGCACTCGTTAGTCTGGCGTCGATACCACTGGAAATAGCACTACCTATCTGTGCTATACCAGAGGCTATATTCTGAAAATCAGCAGTATATCCGGTATAAGCCGGAAGACTAGGTACCTGAGAAGCAGAAGCCTGAGAACCAGAACCGGGAGACGACTGTGCACCGGACGTAGAAGCAGATCCAGCATCTATATTCATGTTATAGGGATTAAAGCCGGCAGCTTCCATACGGGCACGTTGTGCAGACGGGTCGTTATATGCGTTTTCACGGTTCCATTGATCCAAGTTCCATTGTTGCGAGGCTTCGCGTTCAGAGGTTTGAAAATCACGATTTTTCAATGCTTCCGAAGCGTTGAATTCGTTATTAATCTGATTGATCTCTTTAGCGGCTTTAATGGAACGTTTTACAGACTTATTGGACATTCCGGAACCGAATAAACCAGATACAAGAGAAAGACCACCAGTAGCAAGGGTGGCCGTTCCGGGATCAATTGGCATTATTCAGCAGCTTTTCCAGAATCACCAGTCGCCTCAGACTGCTGATTGGGTTGTACTGATTCCGCGAGTGCATCAAGCTCAGAGCGGATAGAGTCTCCTGCTGATCCAAGGGATTCAATCCAAGTAAGGACTTCGGAAGGAGTTTGTATAAACCGGGACTTAATTGCTGTAAACAATTGTTCGTCTGTATATTTATTATCATACGGAGATTTTTTAGGCTGTATTCCACGAATAAGATTCAAGTACGATTCTTCACCAATCTGATTGCGAAGACGTTCGGCATTCATAAGAAGGTTAACATCTGAAACGTAACGAATTACTCCATCATCATCTTTTACATAACGAAGCATTTCAATCGGACCAACCTGACAATAAATCGCAGACTTTAAAACTCTAGCGGTATCCAGTGCAGGAGTCTCAATTGTTTTATCTTTTTTTTCTTCTTTTTCCATAATAACAAGAATTAATAAGGCATTCCATCATAATCGAAGTTGCGAACAGCTTTAATATCCATATACAGGGCGGTTAAAAACTGATCGGTATCGATCGTAGAATCACACTTAACATTAAAAATACTATCCAAAACACGGGGATTTACTTTGAAGAAGCCATAGTTGAGGTTTAGGGCCAGAGCTCCGGAAGAAGTTACAGAGGATCTCAACCACTGGGAAACATAAGAAGGATCCAAAGGAGCGACCCAATTCTTAAGAGTCGAGCGGAATGCGCCAAGAACCTCGTCGTAACGGGTTTTCACATCAAAGAAACGAGGAAGATATCCCATAGTCTGGACACGATAATCTACACCGGAAGTCCATGAAATACTTTTACTATTTACAAAGCGACCAAACTGAATGGTTTGCATACCGATACTGTCAAATTCCGGGAACGGAAGATCCGCAGTATTCGTATAAAGAAGATTCTGAGGTTGTCCGGTAACCACATAATCCAAGAGAGGTACATTATGATAAATACCAATAATAATACCATACTCATCGAAGCTGCCGGAAAAACTTCCTTGACCGGTACCAACGCCTTTACCAGCGATTTCAGCAATATTGTCTCCAGTAATATTAGTATTAACTACTTCCGAAAGATCGATATTAGAACTAGATCCTCCAAGATACATACACTTATCTGAAAGAACAGGGCTTAAAGATACGCCAAAATGCGCCATAATCTGACCACGGGCATCCTGATCAGCAAACTGGGATACTTCACGATATTTTTGTACAGCCTCTGCCATACGGAGTTGGAGAACAGTAAAGGAAGAAGAGAGTCCAGCAGCACGCTGTGCATAAATACCATATGTAGTATTAGCAGCAAGAATGCTTGAAGTCTGCATCTCCAAAGTAGAGTGTTCAGAAGGACTAGAACCACTACGAGCAAGTAATCCAGCACGGAGTGTACCATCGTTCACATCAACTAATCCAACAGGAAAAATTCCTTCGGATCCGGAGGCATCAACAATAGACACCTCACCAAGTTGAGAATCAGGCATTACACCCATAAACATATCTTTCGGCCAATTGGCATAGCGAAGGGTGAAAAGGTTATCGTCAGAAAAATATTTCTTCGCAAGAGTAGCATTACTCAGAGCTATAAGGACATTTCCTCCGGAATACCAATCAAAATTGTAGGTGTACGGCTGGTTTTTTTCCCACTGAGTAAATCGGAAAAAATCGGCATAAACCTTTTGATAAGCAGCGAGAGGAAGAATGTGCATCGAAGTGTAACCGGTAGAAGGTTTTTCGGAACTCCGAAGATCAAGAGAATTAGAAAGGCCAAGAGACTTTTGAGCATCAATTGTACTGGAAGGAAGAAAATTACCATACCGAAGATACATCAATAACTTTGCCGACATCGTAATCGAATCAAAGCCAAGAAGATTTTCAATAACTGAGGAATCCTTTCTAAGAAATGCAAAGCCGGTTAAAGAAGCATAGTCATTAGAAGACAGACCAATCGGTATCCAAGGAATATCAGTGGTCACAACCTTGTTTGAAGATAGTCCGGTAGCCTGGACAGGATTGTCCTGCATCTGCATCAAGGCAGTAGGCAAATTCTTATTAATCAGACGGAGAGGTACAAAATAGAAATCCAGATATTCACGAATACGGGTATAGGCGGCTGTATTTAGCGGCTGAGTACGGGTAAAAAGCTGGGTCTTAATTTTAAAAGAATCACCGGGGTAAACAATATCCCAGAATACAGGGAGCAGTTCACCAGCCTTACTGGTGAAACACACTCTATTAGATAAGTCAAAACCGGAACGTCTGGGATGATTTTTCACGGCTGACATGTTGAATAAACTCATTAGAATGGAATTTTAGTTTGTTTTGGTTTGCCGCTGCATGGTAAACTATTCATTCGGAAGATGTCTCCGAGATAACAATCAGTATAATACAAAGGATCAAAAGCATAATCAAAAACTTTGTTTAATATATTCATTTTTTTAGTCAGATCGACCACATCTCGTGCATTAACAAAGGTTGTAGCTACTAAAAAATACTGATCCTCGATAAAGGTGTCGGCATTGTGTTGATAAATATATACTTTATATTTCGCCATGATCTCTATAAGATTGTTTAGTGAATATACCTACAGCATCATTAATTTCTCTATGTTTTATACGCTTTCGAATCTCGCTGTGAAGTTTATCACGGCAAAGATTTCCATAATCCGAATCTATGAATCGTCTGATTTTTTCTTGTCTTCGATCCCAAAAAATATCCGACCAATCGCTCTCAAAAGCTTCAGAATCATGGAAAAGATCTTGGAGGCTTTTTCTTTCTCTTTCATTGTAGAATTTAATTGAGTTTTCAAGTGATTTCTTAATCAACGAATATTCTACTCGTGTTGACAGCAGGGTATAACCAATTCCATTAAGGAATAGTTCAGACTGCCGAAGAAATGTATACAACCGAGAATGAAAACTTCGCACCTCAGAAGGTTCTCCCTGCATTATTTTAGTATAATCGAGCTTAAGGAAAGAGAGAATGCGGTGCAAAGGATAGTCAGATTCTATAAACTTAGTCGCAGCAGAGGGGCCTAAATCCCGTAAGTATGCATACATTATTCCGGGGGACTGGAACAAGGTTGCCTTCTGGAGTGCGGGTCTTTGTTTAAAGTTTCTAGCATATCGTAATATCTCTGTAAGTTCATGAATATCGCTATGTCTACGTAAAGCGGGTCTATAAAAGCAGGTATCGATAATCGTGCGCCATGGGAATATAGTGGTATTAAAGCCATTATACGGCAAGCTCTTTCCATTAAGGATTTCATCGAAGTCACCCGATCGAGCTTTCTTAATCGAAGACTCGAAAAAAGAGTATCCGAACTTATTTGAAAATCTCGCGAAAGGCCGAATAGCACGAATTTCCTGAATATGTAAGGGGATAGAACTAAAGCTATTAAGATACGCGCTAACGTAGTCTTCAGCGCCGCCTCTCGAGGCAGAGCAATCGACACGTCCAAATCGCCAACACGAATTTGCAATTCTGACAATATTCTGGGCGAGTTCGTCGGAGTCAAAGAATAGTAAGAGATGGAAATGTGGGCGGAAAGAGTTGGGTCCGTACTCTCCCACAATGTATGTGTGTATTGATTCATTTATTCCTAATTTAGATATATATTTTCTCACGCGCTTCATATAGAGGGCTACATCATCATGTAAAAGATAAGGAATACGACCTGAGAGGCCGGGGTATTTTCCATGAAACGAAAGATCAGATTTCTGTACATAAGAAGTCCAATAATCACGGTTTACTGAAAAGGAAAACGTCTCTACCTTAGGTGATGCAAGACCACGAATCCTTAACTTATGTTTGGCACCACGATACGTATAAGTACTATACATAGGGTTACGATTACGACAATAAGCAGTAATCGCAAGAAAATCAGCATCCAAAGCTTCGATTTCATATTCATAATACGGAATGTATCTCTGGGCATAAGTAAGAGTGATAAAATATACATGACGAGAAACCAAAGATTGCGCATGAACTTTATTTTGAGAAAGAATCGACTTATTAAAACGACAAGCAGGACATGTTCCGCAAGGAACCATGATCAGCTCACCAGTATATGGATTTTTAGTCTGTATCTGATGCTGACACATCGAAAAGACTTTTTGTATGAATTCCTGTTGGTTCATGTCCTGTAAAATTTAATCCTTATCGTTACTTAATAAATAGAGATTTTCTCCCGGGAAAACGTCAAAAACCAAAACGGAATTACTACCGGGTTTTGCATTTTCATGCAGGAAGTGTAACAATTCTGCTTCCTCTACTACATAAATTTCAGGTTCCATCGGTCGTTGAGGATCCTGTGTCTTCGAATGTTTAAGTACTTTGAATAACATATCTATTTATTTTAAAATTGTGATACGCAAATATTCAAAAATTTTTCTGAAACATCAAAATCTTTTCATATTTTCTTCACAATTTTTTTCCCGGGAAAACTTTTGTTTTATTTGCTCGCCTAGCTCGAGCATTCCAGCGCGCATTGGATTCTTCGAATCCATTAAAATCCGGTATTTCAGTGTCACTTTTGCATATTTAGGATTAAGAGGTTGAATCAGGGGAATGGAGAAACCTGATTCCCATTCGGGCAAAAGTGTGGATTTCATAATTTGACTGAACACGACGTAAGGGTGTTTACGGGTCAACTTCGTTGACGGCGTGGATCGTAGTTAACATAATGTAAGGCAAGAGTGCCGCAAGAGTAAGCGCATTACTCAAGGGCGCTAGGATGTTTACGCGATTCCGCGACACGGACTTCGTCCGGCGCTCTCACTGCGTTAATGGTGTCCTTCGGACAGTGTCAAAGGGCTGTAAAACAGCCCTAAAAGAACAAAATACAATCAGAATAAGTTAAATGAAAAGGAGTAGGTAAAGTATTCTGACCATAAAAAGAAGACTTTAAATGATACCTAACTACAGAGTCAGGATAATACTTGCGAAGACTGTTCAAAGACGAACGAACGTTATTACCACTAAAATCATAGACAGGAAGCAAAGTGCCATCCAACAATATTGTAAAAACACTACAAGTTTTAAACACTGAATAAATAGCATTAGCTTTCTCAACATTAACCCGAAATAATTTGTTTGTTTTCATATCCTTTGTTTTTGATTACATTACAAAGATAGCATTTTATTATGAGATTCCAAAGAATATAATGTTAAATAACATTATAAAATGTTAATCGAGTCAGGGGTAAGTAACATTTTAAAATGTTAATCGAGTCAAGAATCCCTTCCAGCTATAAGCCGGAAGGGGTTGGAGACTACTAATAATAAGGATTAGGAGTGGATAAACTCCAGCCGCCGGCAGCTTTAGCGGCTTTTTTGGCTGCTCCTAATTTATTGCCTAAATAAAATGTACCAACAGCATTACCTACGGGTCCAAGAATGTCTTTAAGAAGTTCCATTATGTTGTAATACGTAGGATTATTCTTCCAAGACGATTTTTCACGATCTTTAAAGATCTCGGACATTTGCGAAGCAATGCGAGCAGCATTGGATTCATACCGAGTCTGACTAGCTTTAGACATACCAGCCTGCCAGGCATCATTGTAGAAGCCATTGTAATAAGCACGGTTAGCACGATACTCAGCGGCCAGGGCCTTGAACTGATAATCAGCCAGTCTATCAGCCATCCTGTTATTAAGCTTCTGACCAACAGCCTGAGCCTCGAGAAGAGCCTGCTGTTTAATCTGAGTCTTTACCTGAGCTTCTGAAAGCTTACCAGCCTTGTACTGAGAAAAAGCACTAGCGGTTTTCAGGAAAAATTCAGCCTGCTGTTGAGCGGGCATAAATTTATTGACTATTCTCTGACCTTCAGCTTGAAGTCCAAGAAGAGCACCTTGAGCAAGGGCTACTTTAATATCCGTTTCAGTCGAGAGGTTT